CTGTTACCACAGCAGGTAACATCTGTGAAGAGGTTGTTGACGGGGAAGACAGTTATACTTGCAATGGCAGCTTTGTGACAGGGTTTACTCCTAGTCAAGTAGTTTCTGACCTTCTTACTTCTATGGGTGGCCTCTTGTGGTATTCCCAAGGCCAGTGGAGAATGAAGGCAGCTAAGTATGTAACTCCCACAGTTACCCTTGATGAGGATGACCTTCGTTCAGGTGTCAATCTTTCTCCAAGACATTCCCGTAGGAATAACTTCAACACTGTGAAGGGTAAGTTCAAGGGGCCAGAGTCTACTTGGCAAGAAGCTGACTACCCTACAATCACCGATCCTGTGTTTGTATCAGCGGATAACAATCTTGTAAACATTCTGGACTTCCCGCTTCCATACACAACTTCTTCCAAGAGAGCACAGCGGATTGCTAACATTGCTCTTCGTAGGAACCGTGAACAACTTACCTTCTCTGCATCTTTCGGGCTTAAAGCTCTTGGTGTTGAGGTAGGAGACTTTGTTTACATTAACAACACAAGGTTTGGTTGGACCAATAAACCCTTTGAGGTTTCCGCTTGGACCTTTGGCCTTACTGATACACTTGACCTTCAAGTACAGATGACCCTTCGTGAAATCAGTTCTGCTGTATTCACTGATGAGCCTGCTCAAATCTTTGAGAACAACAACACAACTCTACCTAACCCATTCTACACTGAACCTGTTGGTGTAGGTTTGACCAGTGATGTACGTATCATCAGTGAAAACATTACAGATGTTATCCTAGTGAATGTTACAGCATCTCGCCCAGAGAATATTGAGCGTGTTGAGGTTCAGTTCAAGAGGTCAGATGAACTAGCTTGGTCTGTCGCTGGTGTTGGTGATCTTGGTATCTACGAGATTATTGCTGTTGATAGCAATGTCCTCTATGATGTCAGAGCTAGGTCTTACTCCTTCTTGGGTGTCAAGGGTGAGTGGACTTTCTACTTCAGCTTCCAACCTAGTGGTCTTCTTGCACCACCAGCTAACGTGACTAACTTCAGGGCTAACCTGAACGGTGGTACTATTAACCTTGAGTGGAATGCAGTCCCTGACCTAGACTTGTCACACTACAAGATCAGGCACTCTCTGGAAGAAGCTGGGGCATCCTTTGCTAACTCCACCACAGCCGTTGAGAAGGTCAGTAGACCGGCCACAACTGTAGCAGTACCCACAAGACCGGGGACCTACTCTATACGGGCCTACGACAAGCTAGGGAACGCCTCTGTGGCATCTTCCTTGATTGTTGTACCAGTTACTGCACTAGAGTCCTTCACTAACAACCTTACATCTACTCAAAGCCCTACTTTCTCAGGAACCAAGACTGGTTGTTCTGTTGTAGGAAGTGAACTCAGGATCACGACAACTACAAGCCCTCCGAGTAGTGCTGAGTACATCTTTACCTCGTACATTGATACAGGTGCTCAGAGAAGGGTCAGGGCTAGGGTTGACATCAACGTAAACCGTTATGATGCGAACACTGGTTTGTGGGATAGCATTCCGGGTCTATGGGATAGTATCCCCGGTCTGTGGGATGACTGGACAGGTGGTACTCAGTTTGCTGATACGGATGTTGTAACATATATCTCGTTCACAAACCAAGACCCTGCTGGTACACCTACTTGGTCTGACTATCAGCCCTTCAAAGCTGGTGACTTCTTTGGTCGTGCATTCAGGTTCAAAGTTGAACTCTTGTCTCAGACTACAGGTGTATCCCCCAGTATCTCTGGCTTGACCGCTAGGGTTCAGTATAACTAAGGACCGCTCACATGAGTCAACACGATTACGTCATTGACAACCAATCTGCACCAGCAGCACGAGCAGATATTAATGCTGTTCTACAAGCTATTGCAACAACCAACTCAGGGGGCGCTTCCCCTGTAACCACTTACGCTAATCAAATTTGGTACGATACTGCGACAAACGAGATTAAGAAGAGAAACGAAGCTAACAGTGCTTGGATTGTTCTTGGCACTGTTGACGAAGCTGGTAGCACCTTTACCCCTAACTCTCTTCTTACTACAACCGGGATTGCTCCTGCAACTCTTGTTACTGCTGCGGAAACCATTGCTTCTAACAACAACGACACTACTCTGCCCACAAGTGCTGCTGTAAAGGCTTATGCTGATACTACCGCCAATAACTATGGGGCTTATTACTACAGTCTAGTTAATATCCCCGGTACTATCGCAGCAACGACTGTCGGTGCTGTTGGTAGTTATGGTTTCTGCTTCGATGCCGATCCTCTTTCTGGCGGCGCGTCTCGTACTCCGGGTGCATTGGTTGCAGGCTCTAACTTACGTTTTGCTACTGCTGCTGCCACTAATACAGGCCTTGCACAACCAGTGGGAACTTGGCGGCTTATGGGATGGAGCCAGTATGGGACATCTGTAACTCCACTAACAGCAAAAGTTTCTCTTTGGTTGAGGGCTGCATAATGAACTTTCGTAATCCCGTCTATACAGCGAATACTTGGATTAACTGTGAAATCGAACACCCCACCCTTGGTTGGATTCCTTTCTTAGCTGACCCCAACGACACTGGCGCTGAGTTTGATGTAGCTGAACTCTATGACCGTATGACTAGAAGCCCTAGCCTTCAGCCTTATGTACCACCTGTACCAGTGCCACCCACGATGGAAGAGCAAGAAGCTGCTCGTAAGGTTGCCTACGTACAAGAAGCTGACCCCCTGTTCTTTATGTTCCAACGAGGGGAAGCAACTGAACAAGAGTGGCTCGACAAGGTAGCAGAGATTAAAGCCCGCTATCCTTACCCTGTAGAATGAGATAGGTGAACCACAATGTCCCTGAAGGATAAAGCCATTACCACTGTCGCTGTGATTGCGCTCTCAACACCATTCATTGCTAAGTGGGAGGGTCTTAGCCTTGTTGCATACAAGGACATTGTGGGCGTACCTACTGTCTGCTACGGAGAAACCCGTGGTGTAACCATGTCTGACCGCTACACAAAGCAACAGTGTGAAGACATGCTCAAGGCTTCTGTAGCAGAATACTACAACAAACTAAAGCCCTATATGACTAATCCAGATATCCCGATTGGTGTTCAAGCATCTCTCCTTGAACTAGCTTACAATGTGGGTATTGCTAAAGCTGGTAAGTCTACCATGATGAAACTTGCCAATCAAGGTAAATACGAAGAAGCCTGTAGAGAGCTTGATAAGTGGGTCAAGGCTGGTGGTGGTAAAGTAAAAGGTCTAGTCAACCGTAGAGCAGAGAGCAAAACTAAACTCTGTCTTGTTGGCTTAAAGAAATGAGACTCTTACTCCTAGTGATCCTACTTGCTGGTTGTGGTGCCAGTCCCCTAAGCCTCTTGACAGGTGGTGGTCCCAATGTGGCTGCTAACGTACAAGCTGGTAAAGAGAACACACAACAAGCTGTAGCTAATCAAACCAGAACAGATGCAGGAAGAGACGTTATACAACAAAGCTCTCCTGTTATAGCAGATCAAATCAAAGAAGTAAATATCCAACAGACCCCGCTCTGGATGCTCATCCTTCTTGTTCTCGGGTGGCTACTGCCATCCCCTAATGAAATTGCCAGATGGATTAGAGGGCTTTTTAGAAAATGGAAGACTTAGGTATTGTAATCGCTTCAATCATAACTGCTGTAGTTTCAGCTATTGCTTGGGCAGTCAGGAAAATCTTGACTAACGAAAAACAAATCCAGATGATGCACAATGAGATTAGGCAAAGGGATATTCGTAGACAAGAAGACCGAGAGATTATGAATGAGATAAAGACTGACCTTAAAGAAGTCAAACGAGATGTAGTTGAGCTTTACAAGAAACACGACCCTGAATAATAAAAGACCCGCTAGAATCCTTGATTGGACTCTAGCGGGTTTTCTTTTAGTTTATCGCCAACAGAACATTACCAAGGCGATGATGACCACAACAAGCATTATGAGGTCTGTCATGTAGGCTCTCCCCATGAGATGCACTTGAAGTTAGCAATCTCTTTGGGGCCATTGTTTTGTTTCTGTAGGGCGTAGTTTCGGTCTAAGATAGCCACAGCCGCTTGGATGCACTGATCTTTGTTGTCATAAACAACCTCTGATGTGGCAGAGTAACAGAAGTTACTTGTGGTACTACAGACTAAGAAGACTAACGTAATCACTCTAAACCACCCTCTGCAATCTCATCAATAAGCCGATTAAGATACCACGAAGCCTTGTGAAGGTCTTCTAGGGCTTTACCTTTATACCGCATACGATGCAAGTACTTCTTGTAATTACCCTCTAGATATCCAAGAAAGGCTGCTCGTGGCATGTTGTCCTTGAGGTAGTCGATACACTCAATGTTTCCATCAGCATAGTGTGCTGGACTGTTTACCATGTCCTTAGCAATAGCCTCGTGAAGTTCTTGGTCGTAGTATTCGGACATAATATAGGGAGTGGGGTACGCTTCAGACATTAGATTCCTTCCTCATAAAAAGCAATAAGCCACTGCTTACAGATATCACTTCGTACCACATCGTCAATACCAAACTCAATGATAGCTGCATCAATGTTGTACTTCTTTGCTAGATGGATAGCCTTGGATAGTCCAGACTGTTCCTTGATATCAGACTGACGGATATCCCCGTTCATAACCAAAGTACAGTTCTCACCGATACGGGTAGTGAGCATCTTGAACTGAGCTACATCAAGGTTCTGACACTCATCAGCTAGGACAAAGGCATTGTTGAATGACGAACCCCTCATGTACTCTAGTGGAG